TCCTCTGTAACCTTCGCACACGCTTCGCGCTCTGCTGCTGCGACTAGGTTAACAAAACGCTCAAGCAAACCAACAAAACGCGGAGACAAATCCCACATTTCTTCCAATCCCGCTTCTCGCGCCATGCGGATAATGTCATCTCTAGTCATAACCATATTCCCTCATCTCCTCTTGAGCCTAACTGCCATTGTTCCCTGCAATCTTTCTCTAGCAACTGAGCGACTCTATCTCCGCGTTTATTGCGGACAATAGACAGATATTCGATGGCTTTGTTTCTATCTTGAGTACGCCACTTCAATACCTGCCTTACTTCGCATCGATGTCTGTGCAGTTCGCTGTTATCAGGCACTTAGGATTCTCCACGCTGTTGCTGCACACAATGGAACTTGTCCATTTCCAATGGCTTTAAGTCTGTCCACCCTATCCACCATCCCATCAGCCACTCTGTCCACAGGGGGTTCAACTTGCCACCATTGTGCAGACCCGATACTTGCTCTCCAAGATTCCCCTTGCCTCTGTCCCTCAATGCATGACGAGAGTCTTGTGCTTTTGGTGTCCCCCATCTGTGCATATTGCTGACTTGATCTCTCAGATTTGCCGGTTTGCTGCGACCCGGTCTGGCTACAGTAGCTTCCCTCAATAAGGCTGCTTCCGATTTTGGCGGTAGTTTGTCCATTGTTGTTGGAGTTGCCCATTTTTCCAACGATCCAGATTCTGTCTCGTCTATGGTTTGCACCAATGTCGGCAGCAGATATAACTCCCCACCGACTGTCATACCCCATTGCGGTAAGGTCTGCAAGGACTCGTTCAAGTCCTCTAGTAACGAGCATTGGACTGTTCTCCACGAATGCGTATCTTGGTCGTACCTCGCTAATAATCCGTGCCATTTCTCGCCACATTCCGCTTCGCTCTCCGTCAAGTCCATCTCCTTTTCCTGCAACTGAGATGTCTTGGCATGGAAACCCGCCAGATACAACGTCAACAATTCCTCTCCACGGCTTTCCGTTAAAGGTTTGAACGTCATCCCAAATCGGGAAAGGCGGGAGAACTTTGTCATTCTGTCTTGCGACAAGTACGCTTGCTGGATATGGTTCCCATTCAACGGCACAGACTGTTCGCCATCCGAGAAGTTTTCCCCCAAGTATTCCTCCACCAGCACCTGCGAAAAGAGCCAACTCATGCACGAAACGCTCCACGATTATCAAAGTCAATCGGCTGACCACCTAGCGTCTCTATGAACTGCTGGCTGTTGTGCTCAAAGTACATCCCATAAAACTCCTCAGCCTCACCGTTACGCTGTTTCTGGCACATTAGGAACATATCCGGCTGCTTCTCGTCATAGTCCTCATTGTTCCTACGAGCGTTCTCCTTCTTTTTATTACGCCAGACTAGGAATACGTTATCCACCTGATCTGCAATGCTTCCAGAGCCCTTTAAATCTGTCTTGCCGGGCTGAATTTCCTCTGACTGCAACTTACGGATATGGTGAACCAGATGGATGTGTACGTTATGGTCACGAGCTAATGCACATAACTCGTCAACAAATGACTTTTGCTCGTTTAATGAGTCCTCAGCCACCACACACTTCATTAATGAGTCAATGAAAATATGCTTGATCCCCAATTCAACCGCACAGTATCGTGCCATTGCAATTGTTTTCTGTGGAGTCGTGCTGCCCTGCTGGTCGTAAAGATACAGATTCTCATCGATAAAGTTGGTGAAGCGTCCTAAAAGCCCACGAATGTATCCTTCTTTGTCATGAGTTAATGGAATATTAATATTCTCACCTGCAAACTGCCTGAGCATCCTGACAATGGTAGTTACAGGTTTCATTTCATAGGAAGCAATGCATACCTTCTTATCCTGCTTTATCAATCCTAACGCTATCTGACCTGTTACAAGGCTCTTACCGCCTCCGTTAGACCCTGCATATACCGTAACCTCACCTAGCCTGAATTTAACGTCCTGATGCGTCTTAGACCACGGCATAACAGCATCGTCAGTCTTTTCAGGATCAACGTAATTCTGGTATATCTCATCAAGCCAGCTAGTAGCCGATTTAACCTGCGCCGACAAGTCTGAATTCTTTAAGTATTTCTCAACATCAATATCCTGAGACTTGATGATGTGACGATCTTCGTACAGCCGCTCCGCTACTTTCTGGATGTCCATCACTGACCCCTTGCACGGATAGCTTCAGCACAATCTAAATGGTCTTTGTATACATACTCACTACAATCATCGGTAATTTGTATTAGGTCTATTGGTTCCTCACACAACTTCGCACAAGCCTCGCGCTCGGCTGCTACGACTGTTTCTAATGCGTGTTTTGCGGCAAGTGAAACTAATTCAGGATAGCTTTTTGCAAGAATATGTTTAGTAATTAGATTGGCAAAGTGTTCAAGTTCATCGTCAAAATTTTCGTAGGCATACCTTATGTTCGTTTCATCACAAGCTGAATAAATTTTCTGTAATCCTGCCTCCCGCACCATGCGGATAATGTCATCTCTATTCATATATTTTTCACAGCCTCCATTATTCTAGTTTGTGCAACTTTCATCCTAGCTCTATCTTCTTCCGATAGTGGTAGTCCTTGACTCATCGTATAAGCTGCTACGCTTACTACCCATGCTTCGAATTCGATAACGCGAAGCAAGTCTGTAGCATAATACTTTCTCTTAACTGGAGGCAAGTCTTTCTTTGTGTCTGGAAACAAATCACCAATTTCCATACCAATTGCGCCCATTATTTCTTGAACGCTACAGTTAGCAAAGCACTTCATTAGGATACGACCATCATCTAATTCTCTGATCGCTAGGCTAGGACTCTTATCTCCATGAGCAGGACAGCAAGCCGTATATGCTCCGTTACGACCTTTAACTTTCTCTAGTCGGGTTAGTATGTTATCTATCATTTCCACCCCATAATTGGCTTTTGAGTGGTTACAACTTCATCTTCCCATCGTTTAGCGTTAAGCCATGTAGCTGGATTAGGTATGAACTGCTTTTCAGTCTCAGATAGCTTTTGATCCTTAATTGCTTTAAGCATCTTTGTAAAAAGTATGTCATCTAGCTTTATTTTTCTCCAAGCTGATATAGCATCTTCTTTAGCTACTTTCTTAGGGTATGCTTTCCAAAACTCTCCAAAGTAATCTCTGGTAGTCTCTGTATTAGAGACATTGCCATTTTGGGGCTTCCGATTACCCCATTTTGGTGGAATCGACTCAAGGTCTAATTTTTCATAATTAATCCTGTAATACATTGTTTTATCAAAAGAATTTGGAGATTTCTGTTCTGCTATCAACACGCCAGATTCACGCAAATTCTGCAGATGACGAAATATTGTATTTTCAGACCAAAATGGGAATTGCTTTTGCCATTCCTTAACTGTGTTATATATCCAGCAATAACCATCATCTAATGGTCTAACTCTTTGTGACCAATAATGAATTTGCTGAACTAACATTGCTTCACATAATCCAATACGAACAGCTAACGATGGCAATACTTGTAATGGTGGCTCATCAATAAGTAATTTACTCATAATCACCACCGTTTACATCAAATTTACCGCGATATAAATCTAATGCTACTTCTTTATCAGAAGATAAATTTATTATGTTATCAACAATATGATTATGATATTTAGGATTAACAGTATTAATAATTGAAGCAATAACTCCTATGTTTGAAAAATCAGATATGTAAGAAGAATTGTTATTTAAAACATATTTTGCATTTATATTGTCACTAACATATCCTTTTAATAAATTAAAAATTTCATATATATCAGAGTAACTAATAATAGTTTTTATAGCGTCAAGCATTTCGTGCATATCACCGTGGCATTTATTACATAAAACTTCTAATTGTTCATTCTCATATTCCCACGGATTTCTACCCTTAATATATTGCTTATGGTGAACCTGTAGTTGATTGTCTTTATTTCCACAATTAGCGCATTCCCAATTAGCTAACTCTAAATTCTCTAACCTCTTTTTTTGCCATAGCGGACTTTTTAATAACTCAAAATAATTATTGCTCATGCTTTCTCCAAATGAAAAAAGCCCTAGGAGAGACTCTCACCGATTAAGGTGTTGGCAGACTGGTAGGTAACCAGCAGAGTCCCTTCTAGGGCTTACCTTATACGCGCTGCCAAGCACGTCATTACTATAGCGTAACCTGCCTATTGCTGCAAGTACGGCATATTTCTGAAGTCCTGAACTGTATAGCACTTCTTGTCTGCTTGCAACTAGGACATTTCTTCATAGAGAAGTTATAGATCGTTTTTACTTTGGTAGCGGACGTTTGATTTGCAGGTTTTGAAACTTCGTCTTTCAATTGGCTGACCTCGTGGACTAACGGTAGGTGGGAACGTCTGTAATGGCTTAAACGGTACTGGCTCTCTAGGAGGAACTAGATTCTTATCTTCCTCAAATTTAGCTGGAGTATCTTTATAAATAGGAAAGAATACATCACCTATTTGCTTAATACACTTGTACCTGACCAATTTTCTCAGTTCTGTGGTCATATCCCAACTGTTAGCAAAGTTCATCATTCCATGCTTTTGGATGATCCTTTCGACCGTAATTCCGCCAGAATTGTTAACAATTTCGATAAATTCAGCCCTGCGACTACCTATTCTTGGTACGTACATAAAATAATTTCTAAAGTTGTTGACAGACAATATTACATCGTTTAATGTTGAACCGTAGCAACACAATATCAACCCACTAGGAGAATACTATGAATCGCTCAGACCTTGAAGAAGATTTAATGTCATCACTAACTCGCAACCCACATGAGTTAGTTCAGCCTTACCAACTTGGTAAAAATAAGTTTAGCAAACCAATGGACGCAGATTACGCTAGAGAATGTTTAGCTGAGTTTATCGCCTATATTTGCGATAGTGACTTTCCAGATGATGTAGTACGCCACAGACTAAAAAATTACATAGCAACTATTGTAGAGAATCGTATTGAGGAAATTGGCTACGATGATCCAGTAGAGGACGGATGGGCAAGAGCAGATTACGAAATTCAATTACGCAAGGATCAATCACTAGAAGGCTATTTATGAAAACTAATATGCACAATTGGGAAATAGCTGAAATTGTCTATGCCTTGCGGCTGCTAACTGACAACTTATACGCAAAAGAGCTAGACAATAAACTTAACGATAAAGAGAAAGAAATATTTAATATAGCTTGTGAAGCATTACTGGTCGCACCACGCGAAATTCACGAACTTGTTAATATTTTAGAATCGAATGATAACTATGAATAAATTGCTCAACACTAATGATTTTTTTGCTCACCATCCAATAATTTGTGGTGTAATAGTGCTTCTACTCTACATTTTGGCTTGCTCAATATGACCGATGAAAAGAACATTTTGTATAAAAAGGACTACGTTACGGCTGTTAAAACGGACATTCGTAAGACTTTTGCTAAATTTAGAAAGGAGCAAAAACAGACTCAGAAAATATCAACTATTGAGAAAACACAACCTACCAATATTGTTCAGTATAAAAAATTCAGATAAATAGGAAATTACTATGAATAACGACTATCAATTACAAGAGCAACACGAAGAACAAGAATGGCTTGTTTACAGCAAGCTACAAAAAGCCAGAGTTCTACTACAAGAACAGCCATTAAAAAAATCAGGCTTTAACTCATTCGCAGGATTCAAATACTTTGAACTTGCAGACTTCTTACCTAGCATTAACGTTATCTTTGATAATCTAGGACTATGCTCAGTCTTTAGCGTTAGCGATGGAATGGCTACCTTGCGTATCTTTGATTCAGAGCATGGTGGCATGATTATATTCCGCAGCCCTACAGCAGACGCAGCTAGTGGTAAAGCACCTCCTATACAGGCTTTAGGATCAATGCATACGTACCTTCGTCGTTACTTAATGCTCAATGCTTTAGAGATTACAGAGCACGATGCTGTGGACGCTACGATCAAGAAAGACGAGCCTAAGTCAGCCAAACCTATTACCGTAGATGTATTCGATAGCATGGATGATGAGACCAAAGAACTCATTGAAAACATAGCTATGGATGTACGTATGCTTATGCAGCGTGATGATATGCAGGGAGTCATTGATTACATTAATCTGCAAGAGTTTGATGCAGATACAAAAACAGCGTTTTGGAGTAGGTTAGATAGTAAAGAACGCTCTGCAATTAAGAAATTTTCAATAGGGAAATAATATGGAATATGACAATCGTGATAGAGGCGTCCTCTACCGTAACGAAAATAAGACATCTGAGAACCATCCAGACTACTCAGGCAGCGTTAACGTAGCTGGTACTGACTTCTGGCTATCAGGCTGGCTTAAAGAAAGCAAGAAAGACGGTAAGAAGTTCTTTAGCTTATCGGTACGCCCTAAGGGTGACGCTAAGCCTGTGAATAAGTTTGTTAAAACGGCTGAACCGGATGACTTTAACGACTCGATCCCTTTTTGATCTCGCAGCCACACTCCTCCGTGGCTTTAACAGGGGCTTCGGCTCCTGTCTTTTTATTCTGGAGTAATGATGAAATTGTTAGATACCGTTAAAGAGCGTTACAGCATTAAGAATGATGCAGAACTTAGCCGTACTTTAGATGTACCACCACCTACGATAAGCAAGATTCGCTCAGGTCGAGTCAATGTATCAGCAGATATGATCTTGAGAATCCATGAGTGTCTAGGTATGCCAGTAGCTGACATCCGAGCATTGTTATGAGAGTGCTAACGTATGTAATAGCGTTTTTAGGGGCTATATGGCTGTTTTCTAGCATAGCCGCTACCAAAGCTCAGGAAGCCTATAGAAAAGGCTATAGAGACGGTTTTAATAGCCTTGCTATCGATTCTCAATGTTCTGCATGGCTAATGAACTCTAATATTAAAGAAGCTAAAGAGAGAATATGTAAATGAATGACGATCAATTCTTCGGCTGGTGGAATGGAGACGATTTAACTCCAGACAATGATTTCCCTCAAGATAGCCCTATATGGTGGGCATGGGAAGGCTGGCAAGCTGCATTGCGCGAAATGAATAAAGAAGCTGAAAAGAATGGGGAGTCATTATGAAATGTTTACGTTGTGGAGAAGTTAATCCAGCAGAAATACACACGTGTACACCTAAGGAGTCTTTTGAGTATTGGAATGCTGTAGAAGGATGGGTAAAGATTGAAGAAGTTCGTCAGCATTTTGATACTGCTGGCTGCGGAACGATTTATAAAACTGGTGGTGAAGGTCGAGTGCCACTTTATGCTGCCCGCGAATGGGTTGGTCTGACGGATGCTGAATATGAAGCAATGGCAGAACAATACGTTACTAATTGTTATTTTGATACATTGAAGTATGCCAGAGCTATTGAAGCTAAGTTAAAAGAAAAAAATGCTTAAGAAAAAAATTGATTACGACTGGCAAGCCGTTATAGACGGTAATCGTACAGGCATTACTAACGTCATTGACGGTATTCGTAAGGGTGAAGTAGATGAACTGGAATTAGAGAAACTTAACAATTTTGTTCAGTTTTCACTAGCGTTAATGCAATTATCTGGTCCTACTAAATGGGCGCAAGCTAAGTTAAACGCTGAAATGATGCATTACTTAAAAGGAGAGTGAATGAGTAGCTGGAATTTAATAGAACTAGACGTTATTCGGTGGAGTGAAGCCAGAGGAATCATCCCGAATAGCACCTCAGTAGCTCAATATCGTAAGGCTCAGGAGGAAATGCATGAACTTCACGCAGCTATTATCAACAGAGATAGGGCAGGAATTATTGATGGACTTGGTGACGTTCTTGTATGTCTTATCAATGTTGCTGCTCTTGAGAACGTCGATCTAACTCATTGTTTAGCGTCTGCTTACTTGCAAATTAAGGATAGAAAGGGTACATTACTTCCTAATGGAATTTTCCAAAAGGAAGAAGAATGCAAGGAAGACAACAAAACTTAATTGGCATGAAATTTGGCTTTTTAACAGTCAAAGATCAAATAAAAAAAGAAAATAGAAAAGGGTTGTTTTGGCTATGCAGTTGCGATTGTGGAAACATAACAACTCCTATTTCTACTAATTCTTTAATTAAATTAAAAACTAGAAGTTGTGGATGCTACAAAATTAAACGAATAAAAGAAGCAAATTCAACTCATAAATTAACTAAAACAAGAACGTATTATTCTTGGAAGTCAATGTGGGCTAGATGCACAGATTCCAAAAGAAAAGATTATGAATTTTATAAAACAAAAATTCCAGTTGATAGATGGAAATCTTTTGAAAATTTTCTTGAAGATATGGGCGAGAGACCAGCTAATAAATCGTTAGATCGCATAGATAATTTAAAAGGATATTCTAAAGACAATTGTAGATGGGCAACTTTAGATCAGCAACAAGGAAATACATCTAGAAATATTTATTTAGATATTGATGGCAAAAAATACTGCATGAAAGAAGCGTGCAGGATATTTAATACTTCATATAATAGAGCAAAAGCAAGAGTTAGTAGAGGGTGGGAACCTTATGAAGCAGTAACATTAAAGAAAACAAATAAACATGAAAGAGTTAAGGAACCTCAATCACCTGACCTCTGAAATATACCAAGCCTTCGGAGACAACTTCACATAGCTCCGGAGGCATCAACTTACCTTGCCAGAACGTCAATACAGCCCATCCAGAACGCCAGTTGCGTGAATTATCTTCCGCATATTCAAAGGAAGGATCATCTAAATTAGCCATAGTTCCAGTATCTACGCCATAACGAGTACCAGTATAGTCAGTCCACGGAGTTACCTTTAACGAGTGCAAATGCCCTGTAACGATAGATGTACCTGATTTCAGCGTATTGTTATAGACAGCATGAATTCCGTTATGCCAACGATGTTTAATCATCGTATGCTCGTTAACCATTATTGACGTAGAGAACTTCCAACGTGGGAAATGATCTGTTAGGTTCATCCCATGCACACCCTCAAATGCAGTACCAGCCTGAGACGCTAGACGAGTGTTAAAACGCATATCGTGGTTGCCCCATGTCCAATGTAGTTTCGCACTCTTAGATGCGCTCTCAATCTCATTTAGACGGTCTGAACAGGCTTCTAGTTCTTGTTTTACGCTAGGTAATGATTGCCAGCCTTGCGGATCGTGGCGTGAAATTGAACTTCCATCAAAAACGTCTCCGTTCATAACGATCATTCGTGGCTTTAATTCAGGTATTAACTTAACGAAAGCCTTATGAGCCGTTGATATAATTCCCGGATAATAATGGCAATCTGATGCCACCATAATCACACCATCATCCATCTCTACATTAACTCTAACGCCATTACTAGGAATGGTTATATTGAATGTAGGGCTACGAGTATCGTGAGCAGTTAACGTAATAGAAAGTTTATTCTCTATGTCTCTACGTCTTGCGTAAATATGCCGAATATTTAATCCTAATGCTTTAGCTACTTTAGACGCTGAATTGTACTGGTTCCATACTGCAATAAATTCCTCGTCAGTCGTTCTCATTAGTTCACCTTACGAATAAATTCACCACACCAATCAGTACGTTCAGTCACAGGAAAGCAACTCTCAAAGTTACCTTCAATCTCTACTAACGTAGGTGGGTATCGGTTGCAGTAACCTAGATCATCTTTAGGTTCGCAAGAGAAGAAAGCGCAGCTAATACACGCTGGCATACAATCGGCAGGGATTTTCTTAGTAGGCATTTGATCTATATATCATATACTTATTAAGATAATATTACAAATTACGTTAAATACATAGATCGTTCGTCTTTGCGTCTGTTAAGGAGTCCTTTAAGAACCTTACCTGCTGCCATAGAATACTTTAAGAACTCATCAGCAGCGCCATCATAGTCACCTCGATTATGCTTCTGACGTAGAGTTGATCTTTGTAATGTTCCTAGTCCTACGTTAAACGCAAAAGAGACCAAAGCGTCAAACCGCCCTTGAGTAATCCCACTAGGGCAATAACGTAATACACCTCGTTCAAAACGCTGCAAATCAGCCTGCAAAATTGCATTAACTTCATCGTCAGAAAGTTTCCTATTCCATTCAATAGGGCAGATCAATGTACCGTTAGCCTTAGCTGCTTTACGCTCGTCTAAGGTCATTTTAAGATGCTCTTTAGGGGCTATTAAATGCCCCACGCCAGTAGTCCAATATAGTACAGAATCTAGGTAAGGCTTTTTCCTTACACCTTCGTGATGACAAATTGCGATTCTGCCTTTAGCCGATACCTTCATTTTTTGCCAAATGCCTGAGTGCCAAACCAGAACGCTATGACAGATGCCCAAATTAACTGAGTATCTGAATCCCATACTTCATCAATCATAATCTTGAATGGCACGTTCTGAGTCCATGCATACCAGACTCCTGCTATATCAATAGCCACCAATAAAAAGAATAGACCGTAGGTGACCGTAGGACGCACCATAGCGCGAGCATTGATTACCCATTGACTAGCACCTTTACCGATTTCTATATCATGGTTATAGAGTGCTTTACGCTCGTCTGAAGCAGTCTGTATCTGTATCTGCTCTGTGTGTATTTCTTCAACACGTTCCTGAGCTTGAAACCCTGCTTTCTGCATCTCTAGCTGCATCTGGACTTGAACCTGAGCCATCGCTAGTTCATGCTTCTTATCAGACTTATCCTGAAAGAAATTAAGCAGACTAGGAAGTCCACCAGACAAGAAAGACATAAATGTTGATAATAAAGTAAGCATCATTAACCTTTTTATGCAAAACCAGCTAGTTGTTATCGTTCCTGTACTTCTAACATCATTTTTATGCGTAGTTCGCGCATCTTCTTTGTTTCTTCCATTGCCATAGCAGTAGCATTAGACATATCGCCGTACATAATTGCTAATGCAGGAATCGCAACAACTAGCACAAGACACACCACAATGATGGCAAAGAAAACTGCCCACGAAACGTGTGACTCGTTCGGATCAGAATCATTACCCATAGGAACCACAATATTATGAACACTACCGCGAGAATTAATGTCATCTGCTCTGCGATTTTTCTTTTTATACTTGCCCGTCGCCATATTGCTGCCTGTTGCCTCAATAATTCTTGACGCTGAACCTCTGCTCGTTCTGCTTTAACTCTGTCACGCATTACTTCAAATTCTGACCAGATAGCACCCAATTCTTTAGGAGCCTGATACACCATCATTTCACGTAGCTCAGTCTCTAACCGGATCATCTCTTTTTGTGCAAGTATCCTATTAAACGCTTCTTGATTTACCGATAGTTCAGGATCACGAGCCTTCTTAGTCTTTAATTCTTCCTCGTAAACGTGTTTCTCAAGCTGCTCATGCGCTTTAAAAAAGTTCCCCAAATGACCGCTAATGTCAGCAACCACATCTTTAACTTTACCGTATGCGTCAACCAACTCCATGCCATCAGCCTTAGCCGATTGATACATTTCACAGCCTTGTTTAATTGCACTTGCAGCTAGTTTTGCAGCAGCAAGAATTGTAAGTGGGTCCACATCACTTAGGTAGCTGACCGTTACCAGCCAACCAGATCATTAAACCTAAAGCACCAGCACCAACAATCCAAAATATCTTCTTTACAACTGACCGACCTACTTCTTCGTAGATACGCTTAAACGCCACCTCAGCAGCACGTTCTGCAATATGGTCAATCTGCTCGTCTGTCAATTGTATTTTTTCCATGATTAGCTTTTTTGAATGTAACATAATGCGTAATATGGTGGAAGGTTAGCGTTAGTACCTGATGCACCTGTTGAAGATATAGAAATACCAGTAGTTTGTGTGCTCGTGTTTGATGTACCTTGTCTAACAAGACCTGCCGATCCAGCATTTTGATCGATTGTGTGATTCTGGAATCCTATTGTATGGCTGTGACCCGGATCATTAACTGAGTGAGTATGGCTAACAACGATAGCATCAGCAGAACCACCAGTTGCACCAACAGCATAAGTAGAACCAGCACCTACCACAAAACGGTTACGTAAATCCGGTGTGTTGTTAGAGCCATTACACAAATACCAGCCAGTAGGAATAGCATTTGATGCACCAGACCAGATAATAATGCCACCACTAGGGATAGCGTTATTAGCCACATACGCAGTCGTAGCTACCTTAGTAGAGTTGTCACCGGCTGATTGTGTCGTAGCCGTAGCTGTAGAGCCTAGCGCTACAGTCGAGCTAAATACAGCAGCACCAGTACAGGTAAACGCACCGCCAACGACAAAGTTATCAGCGTCTGTGCCTGTTTGCTGGTCTTTAAGCTGAGCCATTAGCTCACGTATAGCATTATTAATACCCGATGGAGCACAGCCCTCAGCTATGTTGATGCCTCCAATGTCTGTATTGTTGGATGCGGTAGAACTGTATTCACTAATCTTGTTCTTTGCCATGATTATTGTCCGTATATCTGTTGAAGTTCTTCCTGAGTAACATTAAGAGGAGCATTTGATGAAATGATCCCTCTAGAAAGAATAGGTGGAATATTAGAAATAGGAGTTTTAGGTTGTCTGCCTAATTTCAACATATCTTCAAGTCTGCGAAATTGATTAGTTTGCATACGTTCTGCACCTAATCTTGACCCATATCCGACAACAGGAGCTATAACAGCACCAACAGGGCCAAATAATGAAGCACCTAAATAAGAACCACCAGCACCAGCAACAACACTGCTAGGGGTTAATTTACCAGCCCATCGCAAGAAATTTTGTACATTGCCACCTTTAGCAGCAGCCTTAATAGCATCTTGTTCAGTTTTGCTAAATGATTTTAACAAAGCAGGATTATCAGCCAAAGTAATTAATTTTCCTCTAAGTGCGTTTTCAAAACCAGATTGTGAATATCTAGCTTGACGCACATCAGCACTTTGAAAAACATCATCTAATATTTCTGCTTTTTTAGCTTGTTTCCAAAGAACTCGAGCCTCTTTTAATGTTTCAATAGCCTTTGCATCATCTTTAACAAGCATCCTACCGCTAGTAGTTTCAATAAACTTATCAATACGATCAATGATATTTCCTGCAATCATCTTTTCTTGACCAGTAGCAGTAGGTTTCATTGCTACAGATAGGACTGATTGACGTATTGAATCAAGGCTTTCTAATGTTTGCGGCTTAGAAAGCTCATCTTTCATATCAGCAATAATATTAGTTATGCCTGTATGCTCTCGTTTGCTATAACCTTTAAATGCTCCTGTTCTAGCATTTGCCTCTAAATCAAGACCTCCAACTAAATTACCAAACGCTTCTGGTTTATAAACAACACCAGCATCTTCAGATATTTTGTATAGTTTTGAAGAAAGCTGCTTTAATTGAGGAATACTTGGGACTTGTTCTACTTGCGTAGGTTTTACACCAATACCAAATGGTGCACTAGTAAGCATACCAGCAGCCATTCCAGCAGCAGGACTTCCAGTTTCTTCTGTTACAACTTGAGAAGCCATAGAGGCAGGAGCAGCAGCAGCTAATTGTCTGCCGGGCTGTTGTGCCATTTGACCAGCTATATTTCTACCTAATTCAGTAGTAGCTGTTTTAGCCAATGTAGGTAATGTAGCTAATTGTCCAGCAGTACCAGTTAATGCACCGCCACCAGCTTGTATAGCACGTTCACCCGTAGTTTCTGGGACTGGGAAACCAAGTTTAGTTAATAGTCCTTCTACAGCACCCGCTGGCGATGGAATTTGATATTGCTGTGGTAACGCTACGTTAGCCGCTTGTGTAGCTAATTCAGCAGCAGGTAATGCCAACATACCAGCTAATGAGCCTACAGGTCCTAAAGGAGCACCTAAAGCAGCACCAGCAACAACAGGAGCAGCACCTCTAGCAGCTAGCCCAGCTCCACGCGCTAATTCTTGGACAGCACCTCTAGGTTGCGCCTGAGACAAAGCATAGTTATATGCCTCCATATCACTCAAAGGAGTATCAGACTCAACTTTATAGGTTCCAGACCCGGGAATATTTATCTCATAAGTAGGCATCAATTCACCTTCTTAACAGTTACGCCTTTAGGCAATGGGCTTGTTGTTGGCTGCTGTACGACTCCACCTTTCAGAATATCGTCAAACTCACCGTTATACCCATAAGTACGAGCATATTGTTTAGGAATTGAACCTAATGCACGATTAGCACTATCAATATATTGTTTTAGTTGCTTTCTAAGAACATCTTCTTTCAAGCCAGCTTTTAATGACGCTTGAATATTAGACAATGCAGCCATTTCTTTTTCAGTAACGCTACCAACAGCACCACCAGTAGGAGATGCAGCTCTCATTTTCTGAATTTCACTAACAAATGAACGTGTTTGCAGATTTTCTAATTTTGCAGCACCAGTATAAGCATCAGTTCCCGGTGCTCTAGACATCATTGGCCCAGTAAAACCAGAAATAGCTTGTAATTCTTTTGGGCTATTAAGTAATGCTTGAGCTGCATCTCTAGCATCAACTAACTGAGTTATTGAATAATTAACTAAATCAATGGTTGCAGGTTTTTGAGCTAATAATTTTTGCTTTTCTTTTGGTGGTATTTTTTTATCTGGCTGATTTATCAATGGAATATCTCGACCAATATCAACTACTGGTTTTGTTGCAGTCTCACCAGTCCTTTGCATATTGGCAGGAACTCTAGGTTCAGGAGCTTGTGCCATTGGCGGTATTGCTGCTCTAGGAGTAACAACAGGAGCCTGAGTAGGCTGAACAACAGGAGCAGGTTGAGGGGCTACAGCAGTATATGCAGTAGGAGCTATAACTGGGGCATTCCCACGCAACATTTGTTCACGAGATGTAGGCAATGCAGGAGCAGCTCCAGTTTCAAACTTTAGCTTTTGAGCATCAATAGCAATCTTAGTTTGATCTGCTTGTGTAGGAGCACTTGCATAATCAAGTACATTTCTATTTTGCTCAGGAGTTAATTTGGTTTGATCGTTAGTACCAAACTGAGTAACAGCATAGTTACCTGCTATTCCATCAAACTTATATTGTTTGCTAGACTCCAATACTGCCTGATCTACTCTTTGAATTGCATCAAGTAAATCTTTTCCTTTAAGAACTGATCCTTCTTTTAACTTTTCAATTGTTTCATATTGCTGTTTAAATCCTGCTGGAGCATTAGTAATTCTGTCTTTAATATTAATATCAGAAGCTATTACTTGCTGCTGACGTTCAAGAATCTTATCAGCACTTTCTAATGCTGCTTTTGCTTTAACAGGGTCTCTTAAAACTGCATAAGTTTGAGCATCAGCCAAAAATCCATTTCTCATTGTTTCTAACTGAGAAATTTCTGACTTACCACCAGCCGATTGCTCTTGTAATACTTGACCTTCAATTTGCCCAGCAGTGACAGTAGGAGCCGCAGCACCTTGAGGCATATATTGCCCACGTAAATTCTGAAATTGACGAAGTTCAGAAAGATTTTTAATAGTTCCTGCTGGGTCTATAAGTAATGCTGTTTTTGTAGCTTCATCAATATTTGGGTCTAATCTCAATGCGTCAACAGCTGCTTTTGTTTGAGCCGATTGCTGCATCTGCAATTTCATTTGAGCTAACTTCTGAGCGTTAGCCATCTGCTCAATACCGCCTTGATATGCCTGACCTGATGCACCGTAACCAGCACCTAAAGCAGCCAATATATTTTGAGTAGCAGAGCGTCTAGGGCCTTGAGAACCCATCCCAGCAGCCAACGCAGCAGCCGTACCTAATAGTCCAGCAATATTTGATTGTCTTGATAATGTAGCAGCATCTTGCGGTCCTAATAATCCTTCATACATAGGATTTTGTTGACCAAATACGTTAGGAATGTAATCAGAGAGTGCCATACATCACCTATATCAAAGAAATCGGTTTATTTTGAATAACAGTTTGTTGCTGTGGATTCAATAAGCTCATGTAATCCATTGGCTGAACTTGTCCACGTTGAATTTGTCCGGGTTGAGTAAAATGAACTTGTGGCTGTTGCATCATGCTACTAGCAGCTTTCATGCCTAACTGAGTAGCCATTTGATTTCTATTCATCCAATCATTAGCCGAAGTAATATCTTTCCAAACACCACCCAATGTTTCAGAACCTAATAATGTATTGCCACCAATGGCGTTAGCAGGACCTGTCATTCCACCAACTATCTGACCTTGACCAAGAGCACTAACTAAAGGATTACTAGATGCCACAAATGGAGCAGATTGAGAAACAATACCCGGCAATGAAGCAGCAGTAGCCTCAGCCGCAAATGGAGCCGCTAATTGCGAAACACCCGCAAGAGTTGGAATAGATGCTGCTACCGTTGGAGCAAGTTCAGCCGCAATGATGCTTCCGCTAACTGGATCACCCATTATTTACCCCCTGTCGGTGTCGCTGTTTGTGTCGTAGTGCTACCTTGAGGAGCAGTCGAGTACAAATTAGCGTATTGACTTAGTTTCATCTGTGGCAAGTTCTGCTGGAAGTTAAAGCGATTCATAGCATCTTGTAACTGAGCAGCACTCTGAGCTTCTCTAGCACCACCAACGCTAAGTAAACGCTGAATGTCAGCATAGTCAGCCTGAGCCATCTGAGGAGCAGCGCCAACAGCCGCCATTTGACGAGCACGTTCAGCTTCAGCAGAGTTATAAGCCAACTGACCACCTTGTTCCGCTAGTGCACGAGCAAAGATGTCCTGAGCCGTACCTGCTTGCTGACCCATTGCGCTAGAACCATAACGACCTGCTGACGCTGCGGAAGATTGCAGATTCTGAATGTTTCTGTTGAATTGTTCACCCGCTAATCGATTCGTCTGCTCTAAAGCACCCGCTAGGAATGGATTAACGCCTCGTCCTTGAATCGTAGCTAATGTCTCTGCCTGTGCTGCACCTGTTAGCGGAGAACCTGCCATAGCTCGTTCTTGAGCCATTTGAAGGGCTTGCTGAGTCTGCTCAGATGGGCTTACATACGTCTGACCGGGGAAGAATGAAGGATTTGGAGATTCGTATAGACGTTTCGCTTCCTCTAACCCATAGGTAACATACGGCTTGATCGCTGGATCAATACTCGTAGTGGTTTTGCTTTCTTGTTGTCCGCCGCCGCCGCCCATAATTACACCTCACAAATCCATTGTTTCGGACGGAATCCGTATTGAGCCGCCCTCTTATCCCAACCCCGCCTATGGCTAGAAAATGTTATATATTTGACTTTAGCTTCAACAGCCATGCCTTTTATATATTTTAAGGCATTTCCGACAACATCATAACTATTTTCTAACGAATAAGCTGCCCATAAATGCAGAGTCTCACCTTGCGGTTGCAGAATAAAGAATCCTTTAAAATGGTTATTCTCTATTAAAACAAACAGTAAACTCTTTTGATTAAAGCAGTCTGTATATACATCCTCAATAATCCAGTTTTCTGGACTCCTACGTTTAATCTTCTCTAAGCCAGTTCTTACACTAGCCCACCATTGTCGTAGTTCCTGCGGAGCAATAAATCTATACTCCATTAGCCCACCACGATATAGCCATATTTTTTATCTGCTGTACTGTTAGCCCAATGACTGACAGTTGCTTGTCCTTGCTGTTGCGCTGATACATATATGTTTGATAATGCATTAGGAGAAATATAATTTACCGTTGTAATTACACTAGGAACTGCTGGTCTAGTCGGGCTAGTTCCTGCCGCAAATGCTTCAATACTTACAGACGTATCAGAAACACGCCACATTATCTGAAGATAATCATTTGCTGCTAATTCAATAAAGTAATTCAATGCGCCAATAAAGTGGCTAGGATCACCTGAACTATGTCTTGCCGGAATACCAAATCGACTATTAGAAGCCGCTATATCTGATCCATTCTTCCTAAACCATACATCTATATCTTGGCTGCTATTTGTCGTATTTTTGAACTGAATAGAAAATTGTAAATTGTAAACACCTGCATTCCGCACGTTAACACGAGAACTGTTAGATACATATACTCCATTGGAGTAGTCAGTTGTATTTAATGTAATTGCATACGCTGCTGTTGTACTAGCCGCAGTCTGGTTTGTAGAGTCCTGAAACGCTCCGTAAGGCATCGAATCAGCATACGCAGCCGCAGATATAGGCGTAAAGAATAAAAGGCTCTCGTTACCTATACGACCGTCAAAAAGAGTTGTAGTCGTAGCATTACCAGTTGCTAAAGTAATCTCACCAGTATTGTTCGTCTTACCGTCCATGATCCCACGGACAACTTCACTAACTGCACGTTCATCAGAGCCGAATACAGGTAATGTACGGAACTGAGCACGTTTAGTCATCGCGTACCCTGCTGAGTAATATCAATCTCACAACCTATAATCGTTTCCCAGTTAGCATTAGTCGGGCTTACCTTGATACGATGGTAATTACCGTTAGCTCTCAATGGCACTCGGTTCTCTGAGTCTGGTGTAGATGTCGCACCGAACTCGATACTGTCTGACAATAGTTTTCTACTGGCAACTGCGACTGACGCAATTCCATTATCGATAATAGGTTTTGCCAATGTGATAATAGAACGTCCAATATCTATGTCTCCAGAAGTAATGTAAGCAGATAGTAATGCACCAGAGAAAACTACAATCCTCTGATTTCTAACGCCAACGAATATAAGCTGACCACCCGCCCAAGTACGTGAATCTAACGGAATCTGTTCTGCTGCGTTATCAATGCTTGGCAATGTGATTGTGCAATTTGACGTAGTAATAGTCGCACCAGTTGCGGCTGTAAATGTAAATACATTTGCGTTAGTTCGTGTTACTGCGAATGTTCCATCTACTCCAGCACCAGACGTTGCATCAAAAGACACATAAGCACCAGTCTCTAACCCATGATCTGTAACAGTCACGGTAACAGTAGTGCTACTTTGTGTATACGTACCAGTTTTCTGGTTTGTACTATCAAAATAGTAAATATCTAACTGCTCAAGTGTGGCACTAGGTGTCAGTCCATACGCTAAGAAGTTAACGTCTGTTAAACCATACGACCACTTATTCAGATCAATCGAGTAATACAGCAAGAATCTGCGACCAAAGTTATTCTTAAAGTTCCAGATAACTAATTTCTTAACTGGATCAATCGTCGCACTCATGCCTGTCTGAATTTCGCTCAAACTGACGTTATTAAAGAACCAACGATTAACCTTTTCTACTCCGATATTCTTAACTGACTTGCCATCACACATATAAAAGCCATCGTCAGACAAGAAGTACGTTAAATTGCCAAACTGAGCTACAGAACCATTGGACATACAGCCTAACGTCCTAGAAATAGCGTCAAATTGGAAGAAAAACGGACTACCTGAGTACGTCATACGGTAAATAGCACGTTCTAAGAACACTAATCCGTATTCTCCACCTGCTAAACCAGTAATATCACCACCATCAGGCATGACTTGTGAGTCAGATTGAGAAGCAGCACCCGGAGTCCAGTCAGTCTCGTCATTAATATCCGACCAATAGACCTTATTCTCCTCACCACCTACGTTAGCCGCTACAACAAAGTCACGAACTACCGTTACAAACTTAGCAGCAGGAGCCGCAGCAGCCAAATCAGCAAAGTACGTCGATGAACCTAGATCATAAGCCTGTAACTGGTCTGCACCATTGGCTAAGATCATCTTAGAGCCGAACTGAGTAATATCCCATGCCTCGACAGTAGAATAGCCAGTAGTCGTTAATGCATCTAAGCCAGTATTACTAGGGTTAAACTTGTAAATCTGTGTAGCACCAGCCGCAAATAGATTTGAAGCACCAGCAAACTTACCTGCAAACGCTACGAGTAAGTTCTGACCTGCATCAGCAGAATAATCTACCGCCTCACGTAACGGAGCATAGCCATTAGTAACCGGATAACAGTTATAGGCATCAGTTACAGCACCAGTAACACCCGGCTGATCTGGCAACCACTCACCAAAAATAATCTTTTGCTTTGCCATTACTGTCTAGCCCAATTAGTAGATTCTGGAGTAACTACAGTCCACTCGTAACCGATAACATCACCAATAGCACCTATAGTCGCATTACCAGTAACAGACGCACGATTAACAGCTACGTAAGTACCTCTTGCTGTCACCGTAGCGTTACCTGTGATACTAGACGCACCAACAATTGTAATAACACCATTAGCCGTGACAGTAGCTGTGCCTGTGATACTAGCTTGTATAGCTTCAGTTACAGTCGCATTAGCCGTTACTGTGACATTACCAGTAATACTAGCAAAGCCTTGTTTTATAGCCTGACCTGCCGCTATTACCGTAGCAGTACCGATGACAGACGCACCGATACCTTCGTTCTCACAATAGCCAGAATCCCAATAGCCAGCAACAACGTATAGATCAGGAGAGCTTAAGTCATCCTCACCATAACCTTGAATCCAGTAATCAAAATCGACGTAATTGTTAGCCATTTACCTCTACCCAAGTCTGAGATTCATCATCCCATGAGTACATTTTGCCATCAGTAGGCATGGCTATTGGAGACTGCCATTGAGCATTAGCGTCAAGAGTCCAACTTGCATAAGGCTTAGGAGCTACAAACGCATCTATGTCTGCATTGTAGGTGTAACCAATGCCAGCATAATTTCCACGAAACGGAGTGCCTCCTAAACTATGGGTATTGCCTTTAGTATTGTAACTCGTGCGTTTGCATACCTGACCACGAAAATCACCATACCAAACTTCCCAATCAATACCGTCCTCGCCTTCGTCTTTACCGACAATGACTTCAGTAACAATATTGTTCTCGTCAAGAAATGCGTAGTGAGCCATTTTATTCTTCCCTCAAATTCAAGCCAGTAAGACTTTCGTCTGAACCTATATGACCTTTTAAAAACGTATTAAACGCTATGCTAATCCTAGTATTATCATCTTCTTTAGTCTGTACCATGTGCGTTAAGTGCGATGGGAATAAAATCAAATCACAAGCACCTACTTCAAACCACCAAGATTCGCTGTTATAAGGATTATATTCAGCAGCAGGAACCTTAATGCGCTCATACCCATCCTTATAAAAATAAATCTTATCAAACTCTCTATTTGCTTGTGGATAAAACACACCAGACACTACGCTATTTGGATGAGCGTGTTTATGATGATGCTGTCCTTTTTCTGTGTAATTAGCCCAACTCTGCGTTAGATACAGACTTACATCAAACTTTGGCGCGTGTATTGCCTTAAAGTATTCCAACATCGAATCTTCAATAAAATCACGTATTTCAGTTAATTCTTTATTCTTTAGTATCTTCCGATCCTTGCTAGTTGTATTACCTTCGTTAGCAAAATGCTCCTGACCTTTGATGAACTCTAATTCAGCCTCGGTTAAATCACGACCAAACTTAAAAAAAGCAACCGGAGTTGGGAATAGATTATTTATATTCACAAATCACCATGAAATATCGCCAGTACCTGCAGTAAACGTATAGATAGTATTCCCGCCAGACGTAGTCTTTGTGTAAGTTAATCCACCACCAATTGACGCTAAATCTGTTTTACTTGATGGGTAAGAAATAATTACGATGCCAGAACCACCAGCACCCCCATAACGATTACTACCTGTGCCACCGCCGCCGCCACCACCGCCTAAATTTGCAGGGGCACTTGAGCCATCTGCGCTGCTTCCACCAGCCGCTCCACCGCCCGAACCGCCGCTACCTCCGGGGCTACCGCTAACAGCACCGCCGCCGCCGCCGCCTCCGTAGGTCACGGATGAACCACTTAAACTGTTTGCCGATCCGTTTCCGCCATTTCCGCCTGAACTTCCCGACCCATTAGCGCCAACAGCAGACGCGCCACCACCGCCGCCGCCACCAGCCGCAGGGCTACCATTACTACCAGTACCGCCATTATTGCCTTGCGATGGGCTAGTGTTTGGAGTATTTCCACTACCATAGTTTTCGTTAACCGGACTACCTCCTCCACCTCCGCCGCCGCCCGAACCACCGTTACCAGCCATATTTCCATTATTGTCATAACCACCGCCGCCGCCTCCGGCAGAAGTAATACTTGAAAAAACAGAGTTACTTCCAGATGCAGCAGTTGCATTAGTAATTCCACCAGCAGCACCAGCACCAACAGTAACTGTGTAATTAGTTCCTGCAGTAACTGCGAATCCTGTGTTAGTTCTAAAGCCACCAGCACCACCGCCACCGCCAAGACCGCCGCCTTTGCCACCACCACCGCCGCCAGCCACAACTAAATAATCAACACTAGTAGGAGATGCAACGCCACCAGCCATTGCTTGCATTAATTTAGTAAAAGCAAACATATTTACCTCTTATGGTGTGTAACCTTGAGCAATAGAGCCGTACCAGTTAGTACCGTCAGCCACAAAAGTAAGAATGTCCATTTTGCCAGCCGTAGCCGTAATCGTCGGAGCACCAGCAGTACCCCACTTAACGCTAGTAAACGTAGCAGTACCGTTACCAGTAGTCGCAGCTTGCTTTAACAATAGAATGAATGACTTACCAGCAGTCGCAGTAGGCATTGTGAATGTGCAAGCAGTCGAAGCAGTTAATGTAGCTGTTTGAACTGTACCGTTAGTCAGCGCAATAGTATTTGTACTGGTAACCGTACCAATAGCCACCACAGACTCAACGTAGTTAGTGATTGTCGGATTATTGACAGTTGGCGATGTCGCAAATACGTTAGCACCTGAGCCTGTTTCATCCGTTAATGCAGCCGCTAAGTTAGCTGAGCTAGGAGTAGCCAAGAATGTAGCTACGTTAGTACCTAGACCACTCACACCAGTACCTACAGGCAGACCAGTACAGTTTGTTAACGTACCTGATGCTGGAGTACCTAGCGCACCACCAGTCTGGTATTTGTCCGTATTAAGATTAGTAAAGTTATTATCAACTTCGGTATAACTAAGGGCAGAACCCTTACCAGCACGAGTAACGATAGTAGACATAATTTACCCCTATGCCAAAGTTACTGAAAGATTCGTTGCTGTTATCTTAAAGATATCACCGTTAGCGATAACCTTACTCGTATCTAATGCTGAGTGATACAGCAGATTACCTGTCGTTACAGCATCACGAATACCAATGTGGGTAATTGTTCCCCAATCAGCCGTACATTGTGGGAATTCAATCGCAGAGCTATTCGACGTAGCACCGTTAGACGGAGCACTAAACGTAATAGCCTGACGTACATACGAGCCACCTGTGACCTCAGTACCTGTATCGGCATCTGTAGGGTCATTGGTATATAAAGCTAAGTAAGTGGTAGTTGGTGCTGTATAGCTAGTAGCACGTAAAGTACCGTTAATTAATGCGTTTTCTAAGTAGTTAGACATTTCAGCCATGATTTACCTCACAGACATTGACATTGGTTGACCACCGTATTCACCATTCTGGTCGGCAGTAGAAATTGCTGTAATGCTACGATCATATAAAGCAGCCCATGTCTGAAGTCGTGCATCATTCATCAAATACGGCTCTGCTTCACCCAATGCCGCATACAGCAAAGCATCAGGATAATTAGTTAAAAATACGTTAACGATATTAGTATCGGATAGATACGCTGGCTTACCGTAATACAGCATCTGAATACTGTAAACGCTATCAGGTATAGGAGCGAATTGAATCTCTGAAGCCAGAATAGTGTAGTTTACCGGCTGACCCGAATCAGTAGTTCTAGCCGTAGCGTAGAAAGCGTTAGGTGAAAGGTACGTTACTGACGTTACAGGGTTAGTACGCAGATGTACGTCACGCATCTCTAGGAAGTCCGTAGGCAAGCCGACAGTCTCAGTACCACTTGTGGTATCAGCACGAGCCACAATGAGCATCTGGCGCGTTCTGAGGTCTCTACGGAGCCGTTCCTCAGCCAATTGGATAAAGTCCGGTATCTGTGAAGTCAGATCGCTACGACCTAAGTAACTTGCTATCGTAGATTTTAACGAACTGTAATCCGTCATAACTATTTCCCTGAGTTGTGTCTCTCCACAGCACCATCTTCTACATCTTCCCATCGATACTCATACGTACCAATGTGACCAATATGCATAGACAGACTGTGATCTACATACGTCTGGAATCCATTATCAAGAGCCTTAACGCAGAAATGTACATCTTCGCCAATAATGCCCTTAGAACCCCATCCAACGTCATACCACGGCTTTTTAGTAGCTTCGAATACATCTTTATGTATCATCACTACGCCACCACCTACAGCCGTACAAGGCTCGATACCTTCTTTACCTTTAGAGTCTATTTTATGCCAAGCATGGTTAATAATCTTGCCATTCTCGTCTTTTTCGATCTCTAAATTCAATGCTGTTGGCAGCGTAGGCTTGCGTCTAGTTACTGCATTAACTCCACATATCGGTACATTCCTACTCAACAATATCTCTATCGTATCGCTAGGGAACCGCATATCTGAATCAATGAACAGAATGTAGTCACAGCCATCAGCTAACGCAGCTTCAACCAGCTTTTCTCTCTGGTCGAATATCAACGTACCTGCCATTGTGTATAACTTCAGCCCATTTTCTCCAGAACCACAACGAAACTTAGAATCTCTACCGACCATCTTCGCAAAATCAAACGCAAAGCCAGTATGAACTTCATCCCTTGCTGGAACACATACGCCAACTGTTATACCCATTAAATAGTACCCCTATAGACTTTCCAAGCTGCATTATCGGAATCATTGAGCCATCTAGCAAAACCAACATCGTCAATAATATTGAAGCCCTTCATAATACCCTTTTTATTCAAGTCATCAATGACCGTAAAAGGTATCCGAGCTACGTGGTGCAATTCATTAACGTGACCTAGTCTTGCCTTATCTGCCTCTCTGATATGGTTGTTACTCTCTAATATCTCAGTAACATCCTGTTTAGTCTCGATGATAATGCCACCATCACCGTCCGCATGTACAACTTGTTGTCTATAAGTCATAAGTCCTCAATATGCGACCAAGTTCTACCAATTCTTACGCCTCGTATGCAGTTAGAAGAAACTCCTAATTGCCTACCAAGCTCAACATGGCTTAGTGTGCTTGATCTAATTAATCTTACTTTTTCGGCATCAAGAATTGCTTTTCCATTTAAATCACCAATAGGAGCAACAGTTCGTTTTCTGCCTTTTTGAATCATATCTTGCGTATTATCTTTAGCAGTACCTATCGTAAGATGATTAGGATTTACACAACTAGGATTATCGCATTTATGCATTACATGCATTTTAGACGGTATATCTTGTTGATTGTGTAATTTCCAACTTATCCTATGAGCACCTTCCGATCCTTGTGCTTTAGTTCCTACGCTAAATCTTCCATACCCATTAGCACTTTTATTGCCAGTCCAATGCCAACATTCATTATCTAATTTTTTATCAACAAATCGCCAGAATCTTATTTCAATTGGCTCTTTAGTATATTTTGTTGATTCGGGACTGCCATACTTCATATACCTACGGTAATGTTTCTGGCAGTATCCCCAACCTACTACTTTATTTTGACACCCATCGTATTTGCAATTCATAAGACACCTCCGTAATTAATACAGAGGCATCTTACTTTACTTACGAACACATGTCAAATCAGAGGCTCATATTGAGATCGGCCACGATGCCATGAGCAGCTTCGTTCTTAACTTCCAGCGTTACTTCGACCAATACCTGAGTCTTGTCAGCATCACCAGCTTTTGCAAGTTCGTTAGTCTGGAATGGACGCAGATAAGCCAATGCAGCGTACTCAGGATCAAGGATCAGAGCATCGCGTGTACGCATGAAACGGTTAGGAACCACGCTCATTGTGCCGAAGTCTGACAAGTAAACGTCAGCAGCACCGACGATAGTTGCTTGACCTTGAGCACCGCCACCACCAGCATTGACGTTATAACGATAAGCCGACAGACCTGTGAAGCTAGATACTTTCTGTTTGCCAGTAGCACCAACCATCAGAATCTTAGGTACGCCACCCGAAGCAAATACCTCAGCAACTACTTCTTTCAGCAGAGTTTCAGTAAATGTACGTGCTGTACCGTCTGTACGAGTCGATACGCCGATTGTCGTAGGATCGCCACCGTTAGTCTGAACTGACGAGTTGGTCTTGATCCATGACAGCAACGAACCCATCTTACGAGCAGTAGAGTTAGTTGTACCAGTAGCACGACCTTGATTGCTCAACAGAATGGTCTCTAGGTCACGCTTTAGCTCATTTGATGCCTTAGCCAATTGATAACTTTTTTCAGATTTTCTGCCTGCTTTGTTGACGGTATCAAGGGTTCCAGAGACCTTAATAGTCTTTTGCAGAATCTGAGTGTAGTTACCCAAACGAACTGTAGGTGACAAAGTAGCGTCAGATGCGTCAGCACCCTCAACAGCAGCGTTATTTGTGGTAGCGGCTGCAAGAGAGTCGGTCTGCCACTCGTGGTAAACAGCCGTAGCTTTAGTCTTGCCGATAGAACTCATGAATGGAGTTTCAGTCGGGCTGATGTCGTAAATGATGTCGGTCAAATCTTCACGCTGACCGATTGCGTCATAAGCATTATAAATAGCCATGATTTAATCCTTTAAATAAATCGTTCAAATACACTTGCCGCATCACGGACACTTCCGGTTGCTTTAGCTCGTGCCTTTAGTTTCTTAATTTCTTCAGCATTACTATCTCTAGGTTTGCTTACGCCAGACTTAATCGCTTTAGGAGCCTCGTTCACCTTCTTAGTGATAGCTGGCTTACTTGCGACTAACTTGTCGTACTGCATAGCCTTATATAGAGTTAGTACCGCACGACTATCATAGACAGCCGCTAATTCATTATCTGAGAATCCTAACTGCTTACCAAAAGCACGAATATCATTTCTGATAGCCTCACCCTTAGCAGGATCAGTAAATTCAGGGATAGCAGCAGACAGTTTTTGCATTTCCTCAGCCACTACGGACTGCATCTGTGCCTGTCTATCTTGCTCCTGTTGCTGATTGATTCTGTATCTCTCAGCCTGTACAGCAGCTAGTTGCTTCTCTCTCTGAACCATCTCAGCTACCTTTACAGAGTATCCAATAGGATCAGTCTCTTTAAGGTAATCTAAGTTTTCTTCTTGTTGCGGCTGCAGCATTTGCTCAATCATCTCAAGTCTCTGTGCGTACGTATCGCGCATTTGCTTGGCTTCTTGAACTGCTTGACGCTCTGCTTCGACTACCTTGCGTTCCTCTGCTACAGCTTGCGATTTCTTGGTGTAATCCGTGCCAAGTTGATAAGACTTGATAAGCTCATCAAGCGTTACCTCACGTTCTTCTCCGGCTGCTTTAACCAGATACGTGGGCTGCTCTTGCTCCTCACCGTCATCATCCTGTTCTACCTCAGACTCATCGTCTGATTCGGCATCGCTTTCGTTAGCTTCTGAAGCGGATTCTGGTTGTTCCTTATCGGAGCCATCTTCCCGATCCATCATGCTCAAGAAAGCGTTAGCTGCACCTTCTACCGTTAACTCACCACTACCTTCCGGTGTCGTGTTCTGAGTATCGCTCATTTATGTTTCCTTAATTATATCGGGAACTGCCCGATGCAGACTACAATATTTTTAATTTTTTCGCATCTATTAGCTTCTGATCTGCCAATCCTTGAATGTAGTTATCAATGGATTCTATGACTCTAAGACGGATATACGCTTCCTCACGTATCTCTATGTCCTTATATTCGGAGTTCAGAAACTTAGCTATCTCCATTCCTCTGAGTTCTTCCATCATCTCGATGAAGTAATCGTCTCTTAGTAAGTTAACTGCCCATTCTGTTTTATTCACGCCATACCTCTAGTCAGAGAGCCTAGTTCACGTAAAGCCTTTAGCGTTAACTCGGTCTGCTTGTTCTTCGTATCTTCATCAGCCAAGTCCATCGCTAATACAGCTTGCAATTGCTTAACTGCTAACTCAGCCTCTTTAATCCGTAACTCAGCAGAATCTTTCTGGTTCTTCATCTGCATCTCTATTCCTTTTCTCGTATATTCGGCTTCAAGTGTTTGCTTCTCAAGATCAAGTTTCGCCGCATCGATTTGGCTCTTAGCCTGAGTCTTTTCTCTTTCCACCTGAGCCAGCATCTCAGCAACCTGTGCCTGTGCGTCCGGGGATGGAGGCTGTGGCTGAGAAAGTGCAGCATTTTGCTCTGGCGTAATCTCATTCATGAACTCATTAGCATCTTTGAAACCTGCCGATTCAATGAACTTTGCTAGCGTATTGCGGTATTGACCGATAGATACCAAAGGATTCGATGGACCATACTGCTGGATGATCTGCTCTTGTTTCGCTAGAATCATCTGCAACATAGCTAGCTTCTGCTCTCTATCACCTGAACCTAGACCTACGTTAATCGTAATATCGTATTCATTTGCCCATGTTCTAGGGTCAAACGTCACGTACTTACCACGCATACGAACGACTTTAGGCTTGTCCTGATACTTGCCCAATAGATGCAACAGACCTTTAAACAATGACTTCATGCCTGTCTCTGCAAACAAACGAGCAATCAACTCTAGCTTGCCTGAGTTCGATTTCATCATTGCAGCCACAGCAGTAGCCGTAACATTGCTTAATACGTCTGGATCAAGTCCTGCCTGAGCATCGCTAACGCCGGTTCTTTTAGCCTGAACTGCATCTAAGTATTCCAGCATTGGCATGGCTTGACCAAATGTACTCTGCACCGTTAGCGGAACCAAAGCGTTCGGATTCTTCATGCGGATAACGCCACCCGGAGTCGCATTGAGCAAGTCATCCATGTTGACCTGACCATCTACTGCACCGACTCGACTGTTGTTAGTTAGATACAGATTATCTAAGCTCTGACGAGTAATCGTGGACTTCTGAAGCTGAATGTCCATCGTTCTGTCAGCCAACGATTGCCCAAAAAATTTATGCGGGATCGGGATCGGACACAAAGAATGGAACGGAATGTAGTCGCACTCCTCATCTTCTAGGATTTCACTTCCAACGTAAACAATACGGCGTAACTCAGCAATACCGTCCTCATCCTCGTCAATGCGTATATAGCACTCGTATACCTCAAGCGTCTGCATTGAGAAGTCTAGGCTGTTATTCTGGTCTGGCTGTTCACCGTTAGGGAATCGAGCAATACGCTCAGGGCTGAACTCTAGATCATTGTATGTTGCTAAATTATCAACGATTTCTTTATCGTAACCCATAGCAATCAATTCGCTACGAGGCATCAATCGACGATGAGCCACGAACGTAGCTTCTTCGATAGTCTTAGCTGACTTGCTTATCAAGAATTCTTCAGGCGGTACATTCTCAATACGCACCTGACCCGATTCTTCCGTACGTTGTACGTACACTTCATAACTAGGAACTTGTACAATCATTCCAGTCATGTCCTGCATTTCCGTATATTCTATTTCCTGCTTGACAACTTTAAGCGACTGATCCGATAGCAGTAGAGCTAACTCATCCTCAGTCAGGTTCTTATATTCTTCTTTAGTAACATCGACCTTCTCATCCCAGTACGATTTAACGACACCTACCTTTTGCAGCAGAGCATCTTTAAACCAGTTATGCAGGATAAGCATTCCATCATTCTCACGATAGAAAGCCCAATTACAGTAATCCGTAGCCTGTCTAGCTGTTTCCTCATCCATCGGACCACGAGGTTCAAAGTAAACAATGTCCTCAGTAGTCGTAAAGACTCGGATAAGCTGCGGTAATGCACCATCAATAGCCTCAGCAACCTCACCTGTGACAATTGAACTCCGACCTTCTATCTCATTACCGTAAGGTTGACGTAAGTAATACTCTAGTGCTGTCTTACGATCTTCGGTAGTTTCTGAGTCAATGTAGCCTATTGAGTTATCTATCTCATTCTCAATAATGCCTTTAACTGTGCCTTCGTCCATCATAATGCGTTCCTCTTAGGATTTTCGCAATTATACAATCCATTTTGTGTTAATGGGCAATTCTGACTGCCATGAAGTCGTGTCTTGGTCAAGGCTTATCGAAAGGTAACGGAAGGCATCACTAGAATGACTGCTCCAATCGTGTAGCGGCTTGTCGTAGAACACCTGCTGCCTCTCGTTATATTCCCTGCGATAGTTCCTGAGAGCATCTAGCCCTGCCTTAGTCTTGTGATCGAACCAACATTGTGGCAATAGCCTTCTAACGGCTTGAATACCGTCTGCAATCGATAAACGAGGAGCTACTGTTATATCGAGTCCTGCTTCCTGCAAAACCTCTTTACGGCTCTTTCCTGTGCCTAATTCCCTTACTTCAACATCGTGAGGAAGAAACTGCGTGTAGCCTTCGTAGCCGTTATCTTTGAGCCAGCGTACATACCAGTCCAGACCGACACCGTGGTTCTCCGTAAAATCAATGAGACGTACTTCCTTTCCAACTGTCTGAGCCACCCAGAGACTTGTAGAATCACTAATCCCAAGATCCCAAGCAACATAAGACTTACACAAATCATCACGCTCAATGGTAGTGATTCGGTTCTTCGCCTCAAGATCGTTGATAATCTGACCATAATAGGAACCTTCTACGGCTGCATCAAAAGAGCACTCAAACTCTTGGTTATACTTATCCTCGCCCATTTCCTGACGAGCACCCCATAGTTCCTTCTCAGGGATAATCTTAGTCTCACTAGCTCTGAACTCTAGTAGCTTCCAACCTTCGGCAGTCTTAGCCCTATCCCTAAAGTCTGCAAAGTGATTCCTACCGCGGGGCGTTCCAATGAATAAGCACCATGTAGGCGATTCTTCAGTATTCCTATCAGCTAGTGCTGGACGTATAACCTCGTTCCATATCTTAGGGTTCTGATCGCCTATCTCATCGAGAATAACGCCATCGAAATACTGACCACGAAGGCTGTCAGCATTGTCCGAGCCGTAAAGACTAATGCGCCTACCCCAAAAATCAACCCTAAGCTCGCTGATATTAGCCACAGCACCAAGAGGACGAGTGAATTCCAGAAGATAATCCCAAGCAACACGTTTAGACTGAGCATAAGTTGGAGCAATATAGGCAAATCGTGGGTTTGGTTTCTGGCACTCAATGGCAGCCTTTATGAGATGATTGATAGCACTAACAGTTTTGCCGAATCTTCGATGTGCAACTACGACAGTAAACCTATGCGTATCTACAGCTTCATGTATCTGCTTTTGTAGTTCTCTAGGCTTATAAGGTATGACTATTTCTGCCATGTGACCTGATGTAGTTGTGGTCCACCGTCAGCACCTGTCACCTCTGTTCTAGCCAGCTTAGGTATATGGTACTCACTTAGCTTCTGCATTAAGTCCAATGCCTTAGCTGGATCAGGCTTTAGTCCTAAGACTTCATCACCCTCAGCTACCCTTTGTAGCCATCTATCCATGTAAGGCACGTTCTTCTCTAGTAGCGTAGCAATAGCATTACGCACTACTGCCGTACTCTTATTAGGCACTCCAGCAGGTCTACCCTTACCAGCATTAGTAAGAGTAGGATGTGCTGTAGTTTGTTCTTCTTTACTGCTTTCTGTTTCCATTTTTGCATTATCCTTTGGATGTCATGCTTACTTACGTTTTTCATTTGGTATGTCTACTTGAGTAGTACCAACTAATCCACCACCATACAAAATTCTTGGGTCTTTAGGATTAAATGATCCTTTGTTAAATATTGATTTAATTTGCTCAGGATTAAAAGCCGTATAAACGTCTGATATTTCACCTGATACTCCAACTGGGTTATCTTTTGCATTTTTTATAATTAAACCATCATAACCGTTTTGTCTTGCTATATATGCAATATAATCAGTTGACGCTTTTTGCTTTCCAGCCTCTAATCCTTTTAGCTTTAACACATCATTATTAATTGTTATATTGTTCCAATTGTTATTTTTTGCATCAATTACTAATGGATTTTGTAATGACAACTTTGCAGGATAAACAGCACCTAATGATTCACCTTTTTTTGTTGCGTCCATTGCATAACCACTAGCAATATTTGGCTTATTAGAAAACCAAAATGTAGGAGAAGTCTGTCCAAATGGCATTGATGATTCTGGACTAAATTGTTTAATGTCAGCTTTTGAACCAGTATATACAGTCAATGGAAGATTGTTTTCATCAACTACTTTACTTTCCTTAAACCAATTTTTAAATAATTTTCCTTGAGTTGGATTTATAGTTCCAGCGAATCCACTACCTGCTTGCATTGCTTGTTGACCATACGGACTATTAATCCATGCACCTGAAGCCATATCCTGAGCAGTCTTAGGCTCTCCCAATAGACCTACTCCAGCCCTTTGACGAGCCTCACTACCTAATTGACTAGCAAACTCCTGTGGATTATTCATTAACAAACCTAAACGAGCCGCTAAAGCCTGTTTCTGTTGGTCTATGTAATTCAACCCCTGTGTCAATAATCCGTCAGCCATAAAATGCCTCGTACATATCCGGTCTATTAGTCTTTATCCACTCTCTTGGTTCTTCATGGCATTTCTTAAAGTCGTTTCCAACTGTTTGCGATCCGGCATGATGAACATAACCTCTTGAGACAAAGTGAAAATATCCTGCTTTGCCTAAATCATGGCATATTATATTGTCTGAATACCAATTCGTACTAGGGAATTGTGCTACCTGCCATGCTTCCTTACTGATAGCCGCAAATATAGGAGCGATAACTTCCGTCATCTTTATATGATTTTCACTATCCCACTTTAAACCTGCAAACTTATCATCCTCTACAGCTACCCGAATATTTTGGTCTGGTAATACATAATCTGATCTAGCACCTAGAAAACCAGTTTTAAACTCTCGATTAACGTATTTCCAGTCCGCTTGCATCTTCTCAATAGTATCGGGAGCCAGTACCACATCGTCGTTAGCAATGATTAGTGAATCGTAATGCCCTGTATTGAATGCATAGGAGACAATCGCATTATAAGCATCTCCGAAATTGGTAGCAGTATTTGGTCGGAATATGATTCTATCGTTGCCAAGTCTCTTTCTAACTTCTCCCCACAACTCCAGACTATTTGCACTAATGTAAACTGGCAACTCTCTTGCATATTGATTAATGCTCTCCAATAGTACGTGGATGCTTGGACTACCAATTGTGGCTATTACGATTGCTTGCAAGCTATCTCCATAAATAAAGTTGGTACTCGCTGCGTCCTTAGCCCCGAACGGTTTCCCTTCGGTCATTACCAACAAGCGCATTCGGCATCCGCTTTCCCAACACGGCTGAGGACTGTTTGTTGGAACTACCGTCATGACAGTAGCCAATCCTCATGCGTCTTGAGACTGTAAACTTAAACTACCTTGACTATAAACTTATCTTAGTCAGCACAACCTTCATTGAATCTACAGCTCTAGGAGTACGTAAAATTTCCTGATCGGGAATGCTTTTATCCATCATTTCCTGACCAAAGTCTGACAGTTTAAATTCAATGGACGATAGGTTAAATCTATCCTGCCATCCTAAGTACCAATGCCATTCGGTATAGTACAGCCAGCTATTCTCGTTGAACGCCCTAACATGAGTCGGGTCTTGCCATGCACCTAGACTCAAGTCATAAGGCACACTTATATGAAACTCACCTTTGTCTGCTAACAAGTCCTTACAGTTCGTCATTGCTTGAATTAAATCAGGTATATGCTCTAAAACGTCATTTGCGACGATTTTTTCAAACATTCCCTTCTTTATTTCTACCTTACCAAATCTAGGACTATCTATAACCTGACCAAACTCGACCTTAGATATGTCGCACCACCAGTCAGGATTAACTCTAAGCAATATGTCAGCATTAAAGTAAGAATCTTTCCAATCCTTGCCAGAACCTAAATTAAGAATCTTCGGAATATTCGTCGTCGTCATTGGAATATTCCAGTTTAGCCATCTTGAGCATAGTCTTTTGCTTCTCGGTCATAGGCTTCTTTATGGCGCCTCCAACGAGCCACGCAGAGCAAGTACGATCTGCGGCACACTTAAAGCTAAAAAGTTCACAGTAACCTAATTCCGCACTATCTACGACCTCATTAGCATACGTCTCGTTATCCGATTCTTCGCCCTGAATTCCATCAACGATACACTTCATCATCTGAGGAGTCTGAATAAATGCAGAGCAATTACCGCAATGCATGGTCTTAGCGTTCTTTTCGCTAGTAGCCCATTCCTTAGCGCGAATCTGCCAGAAGTCCTCTGGTGAATCAGGATTAGCAGGACCATAGCCTACGTTCTTAAATGCCCAATCTCGATTCTTAAGATTAAGCTGGATGTCTGAACAGACTTTAGGGCATTCTTTCATTTCTTTTTATTCCTTGCAGAAATAGCAGCAGCTTTCTTCTTAGCGTCTGCTTTAGAACTAGCACCCCAAGCATTTAGGCTTAGAAGCAGTCTAGTAGGTTCACCATTAGGTTTTCTCTCAGCACCCGGCATATTCCCCATCCGCGCTAGAAAAGACGCTCTACGTGGGTTATCGCCAGTCTTAACCGGAGCCTTTAGATCAGAGCCGGGATTCGCAGCCTCATACGACTTACGACCCTTCTCATTCAATCCACCTTTAGGATTCTTTCCAGCTTTCTTAGTCCATGCTGCTGTCATTTTTTCTTCGGCTTTGCAGTCTTAGCCGCCTGTTTAAAGTCAGCCTTAGTAGGAGCACCCTTAGCACCTACCTTTTTCATCTTCTCGCCAGAACCTTCAGCTATACGCTTACGTTTAGCGTGAATATTGGCATAGAGACCTGTTTTCATTTCTTAGCCTTGTTTTTAGCTGTACGCTGACCACGTTTAGGAAGTGACTTGCCACCTTCGGATAACATAATTGCGGTTGCTTGTTTCTTAGATGTAACTACTGGACCACCTTTGCCTGAATGTAGAGTGCCAGCCTTAAACTCGTTATAAACCTTACTCATCTTCTTTTCGGCTTTAGTTTTCTTCATCATAAAGTAACCTTCAAATTTCCGTTATCAAAAAGTAATCCAATTGTCTTTCTATGCGCTTCTTCCCACATTTCTACTCGCTCAAGTTTAGACAAATCCTTCCCCTGATCTAGCTCCATGTGGCATTTATAGCATAGTGCAGCAATACGATAATCATTAGCCTTTATACCACGACCTTTACCATCTCTCAACTGGTTTGAATGAGCAGCAACAACGGTTCCATCCTGTATCAAGCAATGCTGACAAGGAAAATTCCTTACTAATTCGAGCAGTTGTTTGCTTCGATACATTGACGCTTTCTCCATAGACTTTGTTTAGGCTTATAGCTAGTAAAGCTCTCACCTTGATTACAAATAGGGCAGCAAGTAACAGTTCCATCTGAGCAATATGGATCGCTTACCTTAGGTATTGAATCCCAATCTTCAATAAAATCGCAATAGTCGCATTTAGCTAAGTTGCTATCGTCTAATGCGTTGTCATTTAGTAAAGTATCTTTATTCATAGTTTTGCCCTTTATTAACGTAAATTTCATTTAGGTTTGCTACTATTTCTCCAACTAGGAGGCTATATGTACGGCATATCTATCGACGGACAGGATTTCTGGTTTGAGGCTGAAGAAGTCGAACTCATGCAGATGGACGATGATGGCATAGTTTGGAAATACGATAACGAAGCCTGTGTCTGGATGTACTTTGATGAAGATGCAGACGAATGGTTGTTATATGACGAGAACAATTTTGACCCCTTCACAAAGTCGCTCTTTCCACAGCACGATTCGACGCTTCCATCGACCTCCAGCAATCAACACGAGCCTGAGCAGCAACAAGCATCCAACGTAATCTCTCTGCCTCTGCAACAGCTTCTCTAAGACCTTCTACGCAGGTAGCGTACTCAACCGTAGTATAAGCATCAGCTTCTTTCTCAGCCATCGTATTTTTAAGGCTACGCTGAAACCCTAATGCCTTAACTGTCTTTCTGTATTCCGTTAAATATACAACCTGAGCCTTTGCATTAGCATAAGCCTCGGAGTTCTTAATCATAAAATCAATTGCAGAATTAGGATCGATAGTCATCTGTTAGTTTCCATAATAGTAATTTAGCTTCATCTACACTTGTTACTACGTGTACCTGACCTTTCCAGAGTTTGTGCCAGTTAACTTGATCTGGAGTAAGTACCTTTTTATCACCATCCTTGATTTCAAGCAACAAGTTTTTACCTTTAAATCCAACAACAATATCAGGACAGCCTTTACCAACTCCGTGAAGATGCTGAACCGTAGCTCCTAAGTCTCGCAATGCTTTAACGACTTGCACTTGGCAATTATCCACACGCTTATAAACCATTATTGTTTCCTTAAACGTATCTTTTTAGAAATCCATAAAAATAGATAAGCTATTGTTATTGGGTCAGCAGGTAACATTACTGCCCCCTTGCGCGGATAGCTCTGGCGCACGCTTTACCAAATCGTGCCTCCGGTGAATCATCATGCAAAAAGCGACCATCCTCTGTAACCTTCGCACACGCTTCGCGCTCTGCTGCTGCGACTAGGTTAACAAAACGCTCAAGCAAACCAACAAAACGCGGAGACAAATCCCACATTTCTTCCAATCCCGCTTCTCGCGCCATGCGGATAATGTCATCTCTAGTCATAGCCATATTCCCTCATCTCCTCTTGATCCTTTAGACCACTGTTCCCTACAATCTTTCTCTAGCAACTGAGCGACTCTATCTCCGCGCTTATTGCGGACAATAGACAGATATTCGATGGCTTTGTTTCTATCCTGAGTACGCCACTTTAATACCTGCCTGACTTCGCATCGGTGTCTATGTACTTCTGAGTTATCAGGCACGAAACGCTCCACGATTATCAAAGTCAATCGGCTGACCACCTAGCGTCTCTATGAACTGCTGAGAATTATGCTCAAAGTACATCCCATAAAATTCTTCAGCTTCACCATTTCTTTGTTTTTGGCACATTAGGAACATATCAGGCTGCTTCTCGTCATAGTCCTCATTGTTCCTACGAGCGTTCTCCTTCTTTTTATTACGCCAGACTAGGAATACGTTATCCACCTGATCTGCAATGCTTCCTGACCCCTTTAAATCGGTCTTACCGGGCTGAATTTCCTCAGACTGCAATTTGCGGATATGGTGGACTAAATGAATGTGTACGTTATGGTCTCGTGCCAATGCACATAACTCGTCAACAAATGACTTTTGCTCGTTTAATGAGTCCTCAGCCACTACACACTTCATTAATGAGTCAATAAAGATATGTTTTATCCCTAACTCAACAGCACAATACCTAGCCATTGCTATCGTCTTTTGTGGAGTAGTAGAACCTTGCTGGTCGTAAAGATACAGATTCTCGTCAATGAAACCGGTAAATCGACCCAATAAAGCCCGAATGTAGCCTTCTTTGTCGTGAGTAAGCGGTATATTGATATTCTCACCAGCAAACTGCCTTAACATCCTGATAATGGTAGTTACAGGTTTCATTTCATAGCTAGCAATGCATACCTTTAGGTTCTGTTTAATTAAACCTAACGCTATCTGGCCTGTTACAAGGCTCTTACCGCCTCCGTTAGAACCTGCATATACCGTAACTTCACCTAGCCTGAATTTAACGTCCTGATGCGTCTTAGGCCACGGCATAACGGCATCATCAGTCTTTTCAGGATCAACGTAATTCTGGTATATCTCGTCAAGCCAACTTGTAGCAGATTTAACCTGTGCCGATAAGTCTGAATTCTTTAGGTATTTTTCAACATCAATATCCTGAGACTTAATGATGTGACGATCTTCGTACAGTCGTTCCGCTATTGCAAAAATATTATCCGACATATTTAACTGCCTCCATTATCCTAGCCTGTGCTTTTTTCATTCTTCCTCTATCTTCTTCCGATAGTGGTAGTCCTTGACTCATCGTATAAGCTGCTACGCTTACTACCCATGCCTCGAATTCGATAACGCGAAGCAAGTCTGTAGCATAATACTTTCTCTTGACTGGAGGCAAGTCTTTCTTTGTGTCTGGAAATAAATCGCCAATTTCCATACCAATTGCGCCCATTATTTCTTGAACGCTACAGTTAGCAAAGCACTTCATTAGGATACGACCATCATCTAATTCTCTGATCGCTAGGCTAGGACTCTTATCTCCATGAGCAGGAC